GCGCGCTCCGGCTGCCACGCTGCGTCCTGCTGTCCCTGGAGAGCAGGGGCGCACGCCGCAAGCGCTTGCAGACTATTATGGGCTTGCGCGGACGGCAGGGATGCCTGAGTCGGAAATGGTTTCGCACCTTCGTGGCAGGGGGGTCACTGATACGCAGATGAATGAGGCTCGCAATCTGCTGCTGGGTGTTCCTGCTGGCAGTTCGTGGGCTCAGGCCAATCAGCTTGCAGGACAAACGCAGGCAACGCCGGCCGCGCCAGCCGCGCCCAGTGTTGTGCCGACTGGTGGCGTGCTCGACATGAGCCCGCAGGGGCTTGCGAACTACTACCGTCAGCTTTCCACGCAAGGGATGACGGAAGATCAGATCATTCAGCAGGCGCGGGCACGCGGCGCGACCGACCAGCAAATGATGGAGGCTCGCAATGTCCTGCTGGGCAGGCCGGCTGGGACTGCTTGGTCGGGGGCTAGTGCAAGCGAGGGTATGTATTCTGAACCCCCATCCGGTTACGCACACGGTGGCGGAGTCCATGCGCTGGCGCGCAAATACGCCAACGGCGGGACGGTTCGCAAGTTTGCGCGCGGCGGTCGGGACGGCGAAGAAGAGCAGGAGTTTGAGACGGAACTGAGCATGGGGTCTGATGTTCCAGCCCTGGTCATGCCGCGAGGTGTCGAGCCTGCTATGCCTGCGCCTGCTATGCCTGCGCCTGCCATGCTTGCGCCTGCTATGCCTGCGCCTGCTATGCCTGCGCCTGCCATGCCTGCGCCAATGGCTCCGGCAATCATTGATTCTCCTGCTGCGCAGCCTGTTGTGCCTCCTGCGACCCCCACGACGCCTGTGTCGCCGCCTGCGATGGATCTGATGTCGATGGTGCAGCGCTACATGGGGCAAGAATCGTCCTATGGACCGGAACTGCGTGCTGCGCGCGAACGGGCAGCAGCAGAGAGCGCCAATTTTGAGCAGATGCTGCGCCAAATGGCCACAAGCGAACGTGAACCCCCGGACAAGGCTGAGCTTTATTTCCGGCTTGCAGCAGCTTTTGGTGCTCCGACGCGGACCGGCACGATAGGGGAGACTTTGGGCGCGGTGGGCAAGGAACTTGCTTCGCATCGGCAAGAGACCAGGGCCACCCGCAGGGCTGATGAGCAGATGCGCCGTCAGCTTGCGATGGAGATCGCCAAGTCGCGCGTCGGCGCCGCGCGCGAAGACGTCGCCTCGCTGCGCGGGCTGGCTGGCGAAGAGATGAAAGATCGGCGGGCGTTGCTGATGGAATACATGAAGAGCGGGCGCCCGCAGTCTGAGGCTGGGAAAGCGGCTGCGGACATGGGCCTTTCTCCAGGCACGAAGGATTACAACGACTTTGTGAGTTCGTATGTTGCTTCCGGCGAGATGTTTAAGCAGGCACAGCTTGCAATCGCTCAAGGCAATCTTGGTGTAGCGCAAGCCGGTCTCGGCATCAAGCAGGAAGAGTCTGCTCGCAAAGCCACTGAGGCTCAAAAGCTTTCGCCGCCTGAACTCAGGCTGCGTTCTGAAACTGAAGACGCGCTGCGCACCGCAGAAAGCGCTGCCCGCGATCTCCGGCGTGCTTTGGAGATCAATCCAAACACCTTCGATACCACCATCATGGACGCGACGCGGCGCACTCTGCTTGAGCAATCAGGGAGCAAAGACCCCAAAATTGCAAACACCCGCGAACAGGAAAACCTGTTGAAAAGCGCCATGATCTCTAGCGCTGCTGAGAAAATGAAGGGTGTACTTTCCGACAGCGACATCAAGATCTTGCAAAGCGTCGCGGGCCTCGACTCAAAGAGCATTGAAGTGCGCAAGCGCATCCTCGAAAATGCAATCAAATCGGTTGAGAATGCTCAGCAAGCGCAGAAAAAGCGGTTGGATGACATCGTTGCGGGCCGCTACCGAATGACCACGCCCTCAGATGGAGAACAGTGATGGCTGAAAAACCGTTGACCCCAGGGCAGGCACTGGTCGGTGGCACCCGTGCTGCGCTCGGCCAGGGCCTGGGCATGGGCTGGGGTGATGAGGCGGAAGCGTGGCTGCGCTCTCGTCTCGGGCAAGAAAGCTACGAAGACGCGCTTAAGCGCATTCGCGGTGAGTATGGCCGATTCTCCCAGCAATATCCTTTTACGGCAGGCGTGTCGGAGTTTGCTGGCGGCATGATCCCAGGCGCGGCAGCAATGATGATTCCTGGCGCGCAGACTGTAGGAACCGCACAGGCTCAACGCTCCGCGATGGGCGCGCTGGCCAAAATGGGCGCGCTCGGAGCGACTACCGGCGCGGTCAGCGGGGCAGGGTATGCGGATGATGGGGATCGAGCAGCGGGGGCTATTGCGGGCAGCGTGATGGGCGGGGTGTTGGGGGCGGCGACGCCCCCGGCCTTGCGCGGCATCCAAGGCGCGGCGGGATGGCTGCGCAGTCGTCTTTTCCCGACCGAGGCGGGCGCCACCAAGCGCGCCACCCAACTGATCGCCGAAAGCGCCGCGCGCACGGGCATGACCCCGCAGCAGATTGAGGCAGCGGTGGCGCGTGACCGCGCGATGGGCGTGCCCGCAACAATCGCCAACGTCGCGCCCGCGCTGGAGCGCCGTGCGCGTGGTGTGGCAAAGACCGGCGGAACAGGCAGCGAGCGCATCACGGATGTGATGGGCGCACAGAAAGCCGGCTCGGCCGCGCTGCCGGGGGCGCCCGAGCGCGTGATGGAGCAAGTCACGCGGGCGCTGCAGCCGGGGGACTACTTTGACGACCTCGCCAACCTGCGGCAAACCATGCGAACCAAGGCGGCGCCTTACTACGACGCGGCATATGCGTATGGCGAGGTGGCTGACCCTGACGTTCTGAAGTTTCTGGAGTTGCCGCAGTTCAAGCAAGGCGTGCAAGAGGCGAAAAAACTGCTCGCCGCTGAAGGTCGAGAACTGCCGATGGCAAAAGTCGTTGACCCGGTCAGCGGCGAAACAGTGGAGCGCTTCGCGCCCACCGTCGAGGTGCTGGATCAAGTCAAGCGGGGGCTTGACGCTTTGATTGAGAAGGAAACGGACGCGCTGACTGGAAAGACCAGTTCGCTTGGGCGGATCTACGTTCAGAAGAAGAGCGAGTTTCTGGATGCTCTAGACCAAGCGGTGCCTGAGTACGCACAGGCGCGCGCGGTCTATCGCGGGGATGCCGAAGTTATGGACGCGATGCGCTCGGGCATGGAGAAGTTCCCGCGCATGAAACATGAAGAGGTTGCCGCGCTGGTGCGTGGGTTCAGCGATGCTGAGAAGGAAGCGTTCAAGACTGGCGTGGCGCGCAATTTGTATTCCGTCGCTATGGAACCCAAAACCAGCGTGGACGTTGCGGGCCGCATCATTGGATCGCGCGAGATGCAGGACAAACTGCGCCCGCTTTTCGCTTCCGATGCGCAGTTTGATCTGTTCAAGTCGGCGCTGGTTAGAGAGAGCCAGCTATTCAAAACCGCAAGCCGTGTGCTAGGTGGCAGCGACACCGCTGAGAATCTTCAGATGATCCGAGAGATCAACGAAGAGGGAGGCGGCTGGCTGGTGGACACGCTTGAAAGCATGGCCACCGGCACTGGCTGGGGCCGGTCAATCGCCAACTCAGCGTTGCGCTTTATGAACAAAGCGCAAGTCAACGACAAGACCGCTGCCAAGATGGCCGATATGCTGATGTCCAGCGACCCGGCTGATGTCGCAGCAGTTGTGCGAGCGCTGGAAAACTTCAACCAACGTGCTGTCCCTCAAGCTCGGCGTGCGAGCGCTACAGAGGCAGGAACGGCCACCGCGCTGCCCACGGCAATCTACTCGCCCCCAGGCGAGGAAGCTGCCATCCGCGAGGCGATGGGCGAAGAAATCAAGCCCGCCATGCAGTCGGCTATCGAAGATGCAATCGAAGCCGACCGAAGGCGAGCCTTGGGCGATCTACGCTAAATTCTGTGTGGGGGGAGGCTCCCCCACATTGACATCCTGCGCCGGCACCTCGTAAGTGCCCCAGCGATGATCGCAGTTGAGGCACTCGCGCCTGCGGTAATGCCAGCCGGTTTCAGGTCTCCTTCGGGATTCCAAGACGCGAGAGTCCCATGAGCCGCAGTCAGGGCAAGCGCTCATTGGGATTTCCGCGCCAAATTGCGATACCGCTGCTCGGCCATAGATCGGATGTCAAGGTGTGGGATAGCGGCGCGCGCAGCGTCGATACCGCGCGAGATGGCGAGCAGTTCGCTGTCATAGATTTTTTCAAGAGCCTCCTCCTTGCCTGCTTTGCGGCGTGCTTCGGCGCGATCTGCTGCTGCGTTGAAGGCAAGCGCTGCGCTGCTCATTGCAATCGTCCACTCATGGCGCTCGCCAAATTTGCGCATTGTGCATGGTCCGACTACGTTGAGCACGGCTGCGACAGCGTCAAAGTGATCGGTGGTTGGTACACGCAGATGCAGGCCCGTTTCGGCTAAGTCCAGGCATTCAGTGAACATCTGGACTAGCCCTTCAGTGACTGGCGCGTTGACCATGCGAGGCTTGTATGCCTTGCGAGGCTTTTTGCTAGACGGCATCTTTGACAAACACCCCATCACTGCGCAAATGGCCCTTGCGATCTTTGATGGTGTTGTAAGCCCGCTGAAGCGCCAAGCGCAGGTCAACGCCCGCAAGATCCGCGCCGATGATAAGCGTCACCAGGATGTCACCGTAGGCATCTTCGATCTCAGCCGCATCGTTGCGTAGCAGGGCAGAGAGCAACTCCCCCACTTCCTCATGCGTCTTGATGGCCTGGGCCATCGGGGTGCTGCGGGGGATGATCTTGCGAGCCTCGGCCCAGCGGATGACGTTGATGATGTTTTGGTCGATGGTGTTGATGATCATGCTTGCCTCGCTTTCAGCATGGCGTCGGCAATGATGTACGCATCCACTGCCACTTCGCCGCCAGACAAGGGCCTCCTCGTAAGCAGTGTCTGCATCGCCTTCGCCGCGAGGTAATCGCGCAGGGTCATGCCGTCAGCATCACTGCCAAGTCGGCTGTGCGGAAACGCCGGCCCGCCTGTGTCTTTGGTCATGCTGCCTCCTCACATGAACCCGTGGCCGGGATCAAACTTTTTTGGTTGCGGCGGGTTCGCCCATTCAAACCGACCGACAACAACATAGCGCGTCGTGTCTTCCTCAAAATTGCGGACTTTTTTTAGCTCGGGAACGATGCGAAGCCATAACGATGCCGTTTGTTTGCCTTCGCACATCTTTGCAAACTGCATGGCGAACACGACCCACGCGGTGGTTTCGGTGGGCCATGTGCCGTCTTCACGGTCAGGGTTAAGTCCGATTTTCATGCTGCCTCCTTCAGTTGTCCTGCCATACGTTGAATCATTTCTTTCTGCGCCAGTCGCTGCTTGTAGGTGCGCTGGCGCTCTGCTGCCGGTGTCTTGGCTCTAGGCTTGTCCATGCCCCGTCCGAATTTCCAAACAGCGGTGGCGTCTCTGCCCTTGACGTCTTTTTCCCATCCGACGATGTGCGCCATTTTTTGTCTGTGCATCTCGCGCACGTATCGACTGACGGTGACCAGATGCAGCCCCGTTTCCTCCGCGATATCATGCGCGGTCATCTCGTTGTAGACCAGCAGCTTAACCAGTTGGATGGTCAACTTAGCGTTCATCTTGACTTGTTTGGAGCGGATCATGCTCATACGATCGGCCCCAACGGTTCCCACAGTGCCTTCTCGCTCGGCTCGCGCATGGTCGAGATGCCGGGGTTGTCCTTGAGTACCCACAGGCGTGGCTTCTGCCGGGCCAGCCGGTCGCGCAGTTCGTTGCGCTGCGCGAGGATGCACTCGGGTCGGGTGCAGTAGTAGTTGCAAGTGTGGTCGGTGGTCATGTCAGCACCCATTGTTTAGCTTTCTCAAGCATGAACAGCGCGTCGGCGCGGCTAAGCCGGCTGCTGCGTATGATTAGCACTCCATCGGCGTCGTAGCCAATGACCATCACATCCGTGATGTTGTCTGTGCGAGTGAACTCCAGAGCAGACAGCAACGCCTGCTCTGGTGAGAACGCCGTACTCGCAGGAAGCGCGATGACGTTCTTGTTGTTCATTTGCTCAAACGATCCTTAAGCGCATAGCCCATCAGCGGCCAGATTTTCTGCACCGCGTTCTGGCGGGCGATCTTGCGGCCGATCTCGGCGTCGAAGTTCTCGGGGCTTGCGCAGGCCGATTCCCCCGTGACGGTGAAACCGTTGCGCAGGACGATGACGCAGAAGGTCAAGAGGTCGAGCGGCGCCTTGGGCGCTTCGAAAGCGCCGACGGCAATCTCGGGCGAGTGCTCCTTGGGCTCGGCGATCACGGCACCGAGCGTGCCCTGCGCGGCCGTGAAGTAATGCTCGCTGGCGATGTTCGCCTCGATATCGGCCGGCGTGATGCGTGGCGCGGTCAGGCCTTTGGCTTGAATCTCTTGCTCGATGTTCATTACCAACTCCTCAGTTGAAGTGCCACCACTGTCGGCAGCGTTAAAGAAACATACGCCCGTTTTAGCGGGCACCAGTAGTGGATGGTGGTGATACGAAATCTCCGTCAAGGTTTGATACAAACGCACCGTCAAGGAACGCCCTGCACAGTTCCCATGCTTGCTGTTCTGCACCTAGCTTTGTCAGGTACCGCCCTGTTGCAAAAGCATTGCTGGTCCCTATGCGTACCCGGTACCACAGGCCGTCGCGTACCACTCGGTAGCGGGTTTGCGCCATCTGTTCTGCGCCGCGCAATGTCATGTCAATTCCCTTCCTTCCTCGTACTGTTCGCGCTGGTCCATCGAGTGGTGAACCCAGATGTCGGGATACTCGTCGTCTTCGGCGGGTTTGCACCAGCAGTCGGTGCGAGCTTCGTGTTCGCGCAGGTCGTTGAGCGGGACAACGTGTATGACGGCGTCGGGGGTGTAGAAAGTCTTGGTGTCGGTCATTTCATGCTCCTTCCAATCTCAGCCGCAGCCCTGACGATGGCGCGGCGGGTGGCGGCGAGGGGGTCATTGAGGGCCAGCGACTCTGTATGCCCTTTCACATTCACGCTATCCCGACCAATTTCTGTCGGAAACAGCGTGCCTAAACGCAACTGCACCATTAGCTTGAACGCCTCACCATCGTCGGTGAGGGGGTCCCACTGACCCCACTCAATCATCATCGGCGTTACATGCTCGATCCCCGCCGCCTTAGCAGCGTACTCAAGCAGTTCTTTGTCGGTCATACGATATTCCCCAACGGTTCCCACAGGTCAGGATTGCCCGGCTCGCGGTCAGTCGTAATGCCGGGGTTGTCTCGGTAGACCCAGATGCGTGGCTTCTGCATAGCCAGCCGGTCGCGCAGTTCGTTGCGCTGGGCGAGGATGCACTCGGGGCGGGTGCAGTGGTAGTTGCAACTGTGCAGGTTGCGGTCGGATTTGGTGGTCATGCGTCCCTCCCCGTCATGCGGCGCTGCCGCAGTTCGGACTGCATATCCGCAACGAGGCGCGCGGTGCGTTCACGCTCGGCTTGCTCGCCTGCGGCGTAGGCGAGGTGGTAGAAGCGTTCGATCGCAAATGACTGCGCGGCGTAATACGGTTGAAGGTCCACCTCTCGCGCCATGCGCAGGATGTCGTCTCTGCTCATTTCTTCTCTCCTCTTGCTCTGATGGCTGCGGCAAACTCCTGCGCCGTGCGCGAACCATCAATTTCCCAATGTGCCTCACACTCCTTCGCGCACGCCTCACGCTCGGCAGCAACACCGGCTGCGTAACCTTCTTGGTAAGACATCCAAGATGCAGGGTCGATGTTGGACACGGCGCGCTTCGCAACAAGGGCCGCGAAGCGTTCAAGTAACTCATCGACCATGTGATGCGTATGGAAGATGCAGTTGGGCTGGTGTTGTTTGGCTTTCTCATCAACAACAAATCCAGCCTCCCGCGCCATGCGGATAATGTCTTCGTTGCTCATTCCTTGCTCCTCCTCATAACCGCATCGGCAAAACCAACCATCTGCGGGTAGTTGTTGCGCCATGTTTCGGCAGCGTTTTCGCTCAGCCACTTGACCCCATGCTCAAGGTCGGCCTGCATGCGCGTGAACCACTCATCCATGATGGCCTCACGCTCGGCTTGCTCGCCTGCGGCGAAGGCGAGTTGCGCGACACGCCACGCGGCATCGCCGACGATCACGATGCCGTGCGCTTCGAGTATCTGGTCAAACTGGTCGCGAGTCATTTCCCCTCCTCCGCCGCACGAAACCCTATGGCCTCGGCCACCGCCCGCAGATCGTCATCCGGCATCCGCAGCAGCATGGCCTGCACGATCTCTGACAGGGCGCGTAACTCATTCCGTATCTCTGCGTGCTCGTTGCTGATATGGATAGCTGAAACATCTAAATGCTGGCTAACCAGCCACTCCTTGCTGACGGGCGTATTGCGCCAGTCCCCTTGATGAATGAAGTTCATTTCCCCTCCTCCACCGCCTTGATGGCGGCGCGGGCCTGTAAAAGAATCGGACCAATAAGCAGTGGTTCAGCGCGTTTCAGCGCCTCCAGCAGCGCATCTTGCTTTAACTTAGCTGTCTTTTGTTCCATCGACCGCGCCATCTCCAGCGCGTAAATCTTCCCTTGTTGCTCTAGCGCCAGTTCGTGCAGCCGGCGCAGTTCGGTAGCCGATTCGTCGAGCACATAACCGTCCACGCCACATTCATCGTGCAGCAAGTCAGCCAGCCGCAGGGCTTCGGGTTGTGTGCTCATGTCTTCTCTCCTTCCACCGCCCTGATGGCGGCGCGGGCATAGGCCCCAGCGTCGTGCGCCATTTCTCTGTGGATGGTGTGTAACGGGCAGTCCATGAACGCTTGCGGGCAACGCTTGTCAATCCACAGCAGGGCAGACAGCAGCGCATCGCGCTGGGCAATGAGCCGGCCGTTGCGCTCGTTGCTCTCTTTGAGTTGATGCGCGAGGTCATTGCATTCCGCATGCAGCCGGCGCAGTTCGGCGGCGGCTCCTGGCAGTAAGTCACGCAAGTAACTTGGGCCGTAGTGCCCCTCCCAAACTGCCTGCTGTTGCAGCGCATCCGCCAGCCGCAGGGCTTCGGGTTGTGTGCTCATTCCTTCTCTCCTTTCTGTGATTGAATGAAGCGCCGCACGAGGTACTCCATCGGTGCAGTCACTGTGTAATGCTCAGGCGCTTCGATCCGGTCGTACACCACGCCCCACTGCCCATCGGGCAGCGCAACTTGCATGACTTGGTACTCCCCACGCCCCGACCTGCGCTGGATGTGCTTCTTGTCGAGCCACATCTTGAAGTCGTTGAGCTTGCGCTTGTGCAGCAGGCACCGGCTCATTCCTTCTCCCCCCTCACCTTGCGCTCGATGGCGCGGCATAGCTTCCTGATGCGTTCCAGCACCCCTCTGCCGCTGTCCCGTACTCGTAGATGTGATCGAGCAGCGCATCCCGCTCCTGCGCGGTTGCCTTGTCAATCTCCTCGTCCGTCAGCGGCGGGCGCTGGGGTGGGGTGGTGTAGATGGCGACAAAATCAGCGCACCGCTGCGTCGGCTCGACACGACACAGGAACGGCGCAACACGAGCCTTCTGAAGATGGTCGGGTTGAATCCACGCCACCGGCTCCTGCACCGGCTCTGCCAGCGCGGCGCGGAGGGCGTCGGCAGTTTTCGCTGCCTCGTAGGGGCGCAACTCATCGCTCAAATACGCCTCCAACGCCTCCAGCGCCTGCTGGGCGGCGGTTCGTAGGTCAGACATCCCACACCCCCCTTCGTTTCCACGCAGGGATGTACTCCTCCCTGCGTTCGTCCTTTTCTACCGGCTGGTTGATCTTCAGCGGCGAATGAAAATGCACAGGCAACTCCAGAGACAAGCGAGCGTGAGCCTGTCTCGCCTTCTCATCCTCAAGTTCATACCATTGCATCACCACACCCCCAGCCAAACACCCGTGCCGTGAATCACGGCGACCGGGAAGAACAGAGCCCCCGCGATCAGGAAGCCCCACGAGGCTTCCGACAGGCAGGTGACCACATGCGTGAGCCACGAGGCCACGACCCACAAAAAGGCCACTAGCGCCCAGGAATCGCTGCTCATGCTGTGGCTCCTTCACGGCTGCTCGCCTCCACATAAGCCCGCAGTCGCTTGATGCGATCCTGGTGGTACTGCACCATCCTCGCCGCGTACTCCTGACCCGACTGAGCCAACAGCAATTGCCGGGTGGCTTCCTCCAGTTCCTGCTGGGCGATGGCAAGCGGTGGCTTGCGCCGGAATATGTCAAGGGCGGCTAGCATTGACCTTCTCCTGCTCAGCCTTGAGACCGACTTCGATCAGGTGCCACACTTGGTTGGCATAGCTGCGCTTCTCAGCGTCGGCCATTGCCCGGATCGTTGCCGCTATACGTTCGGGCAAGCGGATCGTCAGGTAGGCTGACTTTCGGACGTTACTCATCTTCACCTCTCCATGTAAGCACTTGCGTGCGTGCATCGTTGAACCCTCGGCACACAATCGCACAGTCTCCAATCTTCTGCAAGTAGTCAATCCAGTCTCGTTGCTCTTTGGCCACGGTGTAGTCCCGCTCGCGCTTCATCTCGATCCACAGCTTCCATGCCGGGATGTACATATCTGGAACGCCGGCAGACACACCTTCGGCCTTGAGCCTTGCCCCCGCTGCTGCGCCCCTGATGCCGCCGTTTGGAATGGCGATGATCCTCACGCCCACATACCGCTTGCGGAACCATGCGACGAACTCGCGCTGCTCGACGTGCTCTGATGGGAGGCGGGCCTCGTTGGGCTGGCGGGCAGCCTCAGACGGTTGCGTGCGCTTGCTCCCAGGATCGCCGGAGGATTCGATGAAACTTTCCGTCTCGCTTGTACTCAATGCTCGACGGCGCGGTGGCTTGCGAAAGGCCATAGGCGATCTCCTCTAGTGTCTGGTGACTGAACAGGCCACCATCGGCCTGCGATGCGTTGGCGATGCTTGCGACCGCAGCTAGAGCCTTCTGGCCGGCGTAGCCCTCGTGCAGCACGGGGAAGTATTCGGTGATGCTGGCATCACTTAACGCGCTGCCGTAGTACGTCACAGCCAACATGGGAAGCCCGCTGGCCTTGCTAATGTGCTTGCGCCACCTCCAGGACGCCACCTCAAGCGTCGTGCCCTCTAGCCCGAGGATGTCGTCCGAGCGCAGCGTCAGCGGTTCTTTCTTGGCCGGCGGGAACGGGTGCCCGCAGGCGGGACACTCCTTGGCCGAGATGGGGCACAACTCGGCGCAGGCATCGCACACCTTGACCGGCGCATCGCCATCGCCTGAGCCTGCGGAGCGAGGCGGCTGCACGGCGGTGATGGGGCCGTGCTGGGCGACCACCCCCGCGAAGTCCAGCACTAGACAATGATCGGTGTGGCTCTTGAGACGCATCCCTCGGCCGGCCATCTGAACGTACAGGCCTGGCGACATCGTGGGTCGCAGCATGGCGATCAGGTCAATGTCCGGGTAGTCAAACCCGGTGGTCAGCACGTTGGCGTTGGTCAGGCAGCGCAGCCTGCCGGCCTTGTACTCGGCCAGCAGACGCTCGCGCTCAGCCTTGGGCGTCTCGCCCGTCACGCAGGCCGCAGGGATGCCTCGCGCCCGCATCAACTCGGCAATGTGCTCGGCGTGGGCGATGCCCGTGCAAAAGCACAGCCATGCCCGCCTCTCGCCGGCCTGGGCGATGATCTCGCGCACCACGGCAAGGTTGTTGTCGCTAGTGTCAACCGCTGCGGCAAGCTCGCGCTCGATGTACTCCCCGCCGCGCTTGTGAACACCCTTGATGTCAAAGGATCGGGCGGTGACCTTGCTACGCAACTTGGCCAAGAACCCGTCAGCAATCAGTTCCTCAATCGACACAGGCTCAATCAGGGCGTCGAAGATGGCCGGCGCGTCGGTGATCATCCCGTGTCCCAGCCTGTAAGGTGTGGCGCTGTACCCAATGATGCGGACGGCAGGATTGATTACAGTCAGTTCATTAATCAACTTGCGGTATCCGCCTTCATCTTTGTGATTCACAAGATGGCATTCGTCAATGACGATCAAGTCAATGTGACCGATCTGCTTTGCTTTGTCGCGCACTGACTGAATCCCAGCAAACGTGATCGGCTCCCCAATCTGGCGCTTGCCTACGCTTGCGCTGTAAATGCCAAGCGGAGCACCGGGCCAATGCAACCGCATTTTTTCAGCGTTTTGTTCAATCAGTTCTTTGACATGAGTCAGCATCAAGATGCGTGTCTCAGACCAAGTTTGCAAAGCGTCTTTGCATAGTGCCGCAATGACATGGCTTTTCCCCGATCCAGTTGGCATCACAACACACGGATGGCCTTTGTTGTTTTCGA